GAGATCGGGTGGTGGCCTGCATCAACACATAAAGATGAAATTATGCTGAGCTGGTGGAATGGTGAGTACTGGTCGAATTGGGCGTATTGCCACTACTCAGCCAAGCTCGCTGCTTATTACGCATCTCAAAAAGACATTCGCCAAAAAGAAATTGAATGGACAGAAAGGTGGTGGCTGAAATGAAGAAAACCTTCAAAACGCCCAACGCCATTGAGTTAGGGGCTGGAACATTCCCCGCCTGCAAGGGCAAAAACTGCGGATGCACAGATGGACGTAGCCACTCTGAGGAATGCCAACAGGAGCACCAAGATTGCATTGATGGCGTCTTGGGCCGCTGCTCGGTGCCTATGTGGGCCGGTGGATGCCCCGCTGGAACCTGCGGAGAAAAGGCATACGGGCATCGCCCGCCGTCGCGCGAATGGTGGAACCACGCTGCGGGCCAGATGATGCGAGAGGACATGCGATACAACGGATACGTGCCTGGGCTTGCCTGCCCGAAGCACGGTGGGCCGGAAGCCCCTAACGCCGGTGACTGAAATGATGACCGCAACACTTCACTTCAGTCTCCCTGAAGACAAATCAGAGTTCGATATGGCCTGCCATGCTGGTGAAGCCTATTCGACGCTGCACAGCATTGGAGAAGCTATCCGTATCCACTTGAAATATGGTGATCCGGAGGACGACCGAGAAATACTTGAACACGTCCAGCTAAAAATTGCTGACGCAACCGACTACATGGGGTACTGATATGGGCTTGTCCGTATATTTGAATGTAATAAAGCCTGTTGCTATTTATAGCAACAACATCACGCATAACCTTGCAATGATGGCAGATGAAGCGGGGATTTATGAGGCTCTGTGGCGGCCAGACGAGGTCGGTATCACAAAGGCTAGCCAGCTTATTGAGCCGTTAACGAAGGGGTTGAACGCTCTACTGAAGAACTCTGCGCGATTCAAGGAATACAACTCTCCGAACGGCTGGGGCACCTATGAAGGGCTTGTGGATTTTGTCAGGGGCTACCTTGATGCGTGTATAGCAAACCCAGATTCCGATGTGGAAGCGGAGAGGTAACGAAATGAGCCATCTAAAAGCATTCCTCACCGCATTCACTGCTGGTTTCCTTATTACTTTGGCCTTTGTTGCGTTTATCAAACTGGATGCAAACGTTTTTGCTTGGGACGAGAACAGTAGATTCACACTCGTGCTTCTGGGATTCTTGGCTGCCGTCGTGTATGCCGCTGTGTTTGGCTTTGAGAAAGAGGATAAGAAATGAAACCTATTGACTGGAAATCCGAGTACGACAAATCAGTGGAACGTCACAACCAGACGCTTGACGAGTTGAATGTGGCTTATGGCGTGATAAAGACTATGGAAAATGCTCTTGGCGGTTGTCTTGACGTACTGCAAACGCTTGAGCCAAGCAAGCATGTAAGCCTTGCAGAACTTCTAGATTTGAAGGATTCCATCATTGAAATTTTGTCTATAACAAAAGGGTAAGCATGAAAGTCAGACAACCCGGATACATCATTGCCCGCACAGCAGCGCAAGGTGGGGTGCATTTTCTCTGGCGCGGTACAAAACCGTACGACGATGCAGAGCTAATAGTCAGAGAGCACGTAATCGAGTTTGATGTACCAGCAGACTATGACTACAAACAAGAGCTGGTAAAGATGCTCTGTATTGAACGCGCAGAGATTGAACGCCAGTCAACGAAAGAGATTGAAGCCATTAACAAGCGCATCGACGCCGCTATGGGTGTAGTGCAGGAGAGTGAACTATGACCTGCGACCACCAATGCGACCAAGGTCGCAACTGCAACTGCTCGCGCAAGGACGAGAAGAAACAGCTAAGTGATCTGGAGTTTCAGATCGTCAGTGCCATCGCGGTCATATTCTCGGTGGGGTGTTTTGCTGTGATGGTGAGGTGGGCAATATAGCGAATTTATCGAAATCCCATAAAAAGGCTAGAAATGAAACTCGAAATTGAAATCACAGAGGAAGAAATCAAAAGCGCGATTGAACGCAAGATCAGGGTAGCCATCGCCGACGAAACGAACGCGTGGCGGGCTGATGATTACATCAGAGCTGCGGTCAAGAAGCATTGGGTAGACATCATGGAAAAGGAAGTGCAAAAACAACTTTCCAATTCATCCGTTATGAAAGACAAGATTCAAAATACCATTGAAGCAAAGCTTCGCGGTCAAATCACAGCACTTATGAAAGTGAAGAAATGACTGATCACAAACGCCTCTCAGACCTGAACCCCGGTGACCGATTTATTCACCTCGGTGACAGGCAGCGATACACCCTGCTTCGCTCAAACATTGCCTACGGCAAGACACGCCACTACTGGTGTAAAGCTGATGGCTGTACTGGCGAGAACAGATTTAACTCAAATACTTTCGTTATCAAAATTCAATAAACAAGATATTTAAGATACAATCAGTATTAACAGTTCATTTATTTTCAATAACAGAAAGGTATATCGAATATGATGCTAAAGCCATTCGCTTACGAAATCGTAACTCTTTTGTGCCAAGGGAAGAAGACGAGGGAAATCGAAGCAAAACTCGGATTAACTCATTACCATTTTGAGAAAGAGTTTAGGAAGATTAGGATTAAAGCAGGGCTACCTAAGCAGCGGTATTCATACGTTGCTTGCAAGGATTTGATTGATGGGAATCTTGCAAAGATGGACTCCTTTATCAAGAAGTGCGAAGAGGATAATAGTAAGTACATGGAGTCACTTCATAAGTTTGATTTTTAAGGCTGACAATGGCCACAAGAGTTATTAAGAGTCGTCACGCTGTCGTAGTTAGCACCACGTCTCCAGATGATCCTGACGCAATACCTGCGTTCGAGGATTCCGCTGGAATCAAACGTGGTGCGAACGCGAAGCCCGTCTACGTCAACAAGTACGCTCTCCAAAACTTCACGAAGAACGTCTCACCTGATGTCGTGAGAAATCAGGTGGAGGCTGCGAACGTGGCAGCCCTGTTTGCCAAGAGGGCTATCAGGCCGGACGAGATAGCTGCCCTTCGTCGACGAATGTTCGAGGTTGTCACCGATGGCCTTGAGGACGTTGCTGAGGTTATGAAGGGCACAAAGACGTGGAACAACGCTCAGGTTCGGCTGTTCAGCATTCTCACAGAGAGAGTCATGCCGAAGCTATCGACAATCACTGTTGAGGATACGACGAGCAAGAAGCTTGAAGATTTGAGCATCGAAGAGCTTGAGAAGATAGCACTTGGCAAGAAGAACCATGAGGCCATTGATGCAGTCGTGAAGCAGGGTGAGCATCTCGACGCAGAGGCTGAGAAAGAAGAGAGTCAGACGCTGGCAAAAGCTGTTAAGGGAAAGATGATCAAGATCGCCAGCATCGACGAAGCAGAGAAGCTATACATTGAGAAGAAGACTTCGGCTCCGAAGTACGGTAAAAAAAAACAAAGCAGCCAGCCCACCCAGCCAAGCTCAGAAACCTAGCAATGGGGGCTGGGCGCGACGGTCGTAACCTTCAAGACATGTGGCGCGCAAAGGGCTTCTCAGAGGAAGAGATCGAGAAGAAGAACCGAGCTCGCATGGACTTGATCAAAGCTGTGCGAGCCCGTACCATGGCCCAGCGCAAAGAGAATCAAGCACTCACCCTTGGCCTTGGAGACGCTGCAATCGTGGCAACAACGATCGAAAGCAAGCGTAAAGAGCTGTCCAGAGAGTTCAAGTTATCTAGTCGCAAAGGCGTGATTACGCCGAGGTCTGCTCAGAAGAAAGCGGAGCAGATGTCCAACAAGGTTAAGAAAGACCACGATAGGGCATACAACCCACGCATCAAAGGTCTCGACGGAATCCCCGGACTCAACACGGCAGAGGACGGAACGATTGGCCTTGCTGAACTGCGTGAACAGCGCCCAGACATCTTCGACATGAAGCCAATGCCCGTCGCTGGCTCAAAGCAATCCGACCGCATCAGGAAGCTCAAGGAGCTCATCGAGAAGTCTGGAAGAAAGGATCACTATGGCCACATCTTCGATTGACCAGAAAGCTGCCGCCCTATACCTGCTCAAGCTAAAGCAGAGCTCTAATAGCTTTCATGGCTTCATGGCGTACTACTACGATTTCCAGTGGGAGAGATTCCAGAAGGAGATGCAGGAGGTTCTTGATCTACTTGAGAAGGACTCTCTACTGAGTCCCGGAGGGAACCCGATCAGGAACATCTTGATCACTATGCCTCCGCGCCACGCAAAATCCTTCAATGCGACCATCAACTTCCCGGCATACGCCCTCATGCGTAAGCCTCACAGAGAGGTCATGATCAGCTCGTACAACAACGAGCTGGCAGCCACGTTCGGACGTGCAACACGAGACATCGTGACAGACCAAAGGGCACGCAAAGCATTCAAGGGTTTTGAGACAAGTAGGGAGACACGAGCTGTTGATTTCTGGAAGACGACAGCTGGAGGAGCGTACTACTCCGTTGGCCTCGGAGGAACCACAACAGGCCGTGGAGCTAACCTGCTAGAGGTCGATGATCCGTATAAGAGTAGAGAAGAGGCAGACAGCACAACACAAAGACGGAAGGTCTGGGACTTCTACACATCTGGCTTGCTCAGTCGTATGCAGCCAGACAGAGACGGCCAGCCAGCATTCCAGATCGTCACTCAGACACGGTGGCACCCGGATGACATGGCTGGGCGGATCATTGAGAGCAAGGAGTTCCATGCCGGTGAGTGGATGCACCTGAACTATCAGGCTCTCACGCTGAAGGAACGAGGCGTCTACATCCGACGCAACAAGCTTCCGAAGGATGACCCTCGCTACATACCGAACATCACGGTAGAGCAGATCGCCACTGGCAAGAAGACGATCGACCAACCCGGACTACTCAAAGGTGGGAACGTCAATCCGAACGTAGAGGTATCCGAAACATTCATCGCACTCTGGCCAAGCAGGTTCCCAGTCCAATGGCTTCTAAAGCAGAAAAGCGTTCTTGGAGATCGTGACTTTGAGTCGTTGTACCAACAGAATCCTTACATCATTGGCGGTAACCTGATCAAGGATAAGTGGTTCCGTCGTTACAAGCGAGACGATATGCCAGCGTCGTTCCATGCTATTGCCGTCACAGTTGACACGGCGTTCAAAGCAAAAACGGTGAACGACTACTCCGTGTTTACGGTCGGAGGGATCACAGAGATCGGTGACATCTACGTCCTGCGAGTCTACAGAGACAAGCTAGAGTTCCCAGACCTGAAGCGCAAAGCTGTGATTATCAACAGTATCTACAGAAGCCAAGGACTTCGAGGATTCTGGATCGAGGATAACGCATCCGGCCAGTCGTTGATTCAGGAACTCAGGGCAAACTCAGGTGTTCCTGTAATTCCTTGGAAGCCCGGGTCGGCGGAAAAGTACCAGCGTGCCGCTGGAGTCACTCCACTGATCGAGGGTGGACGAGTCTTTATCCCAGAAGAGGCTGATTGGCTGGATGATTGGCTTAATGAGCTATCAGCCTTTCCATCATCGAAGCACGATGACCAAGTTGACTCATTCGTCATGCTCATGGATGTGATGTCGAAGATGGTAATTGTCGGCATGAAGGAATTTTCAGCACCGATCGGAGACATCGTTGGGAAAAACGGCATCAAGGATTTGCTATTTGCAGGTCAGGAGCTGCGAGCAGACCCGTCTGGATGGGGTGGTAGCGGAGGATTTGGAAAATCGCTACAAGGGCTTGAATGGAAGGGCTGGGGAAATTAAGACATCTTTGATTTGATGTCTCTATACCTATTTCTGTAGCAAACTCGTAATTCATTGTCTGGCAATAGCACAAAAGGTATGGTTCTTTTGATGGTTATCACCTCTTTGCTGTGCCCTGTAGCTACATACATAGCATTTAACTTCACGGTGTCGTAGTAATACGCGTCAAAAGCAAAAGTTTTTGCAACAATATGGTTGACATGATGTTCGTTTTTCCACTTTACGACCAATTTTTTGCGCACAAGTCGTATTAAAACCTCTTTAAAAGAGCTTCCAGTGATTCCTGAAGCCATTTGAAGCTCTTTTTCAGTCATGGCGTGCGCTCCACGGGCGTTCAAAGCGTCCATAGATCGCGCTTCAACTGTGTCGTCAGCTGGACTATTGTCTGTCTCTATACTTTTGCGCAGCTGTGCCATTTGATTCTCCGCAAATAAGGTCACATTTTATCAGCAAGCAACTAAAGCAACATGAACTCCAATATTCTGGTAAAAACTAGCGTATGAACTCATCTTGGTTTGACTATAAGTCAGCTCCCTTTAGTGATGCCCCAGTGGCAGACCTGTCTGCGTTCGTAGATAAGTTGATGGGGTACAACGACATCTCTGAAGACCTCTCTCCAGAGCATGAAAAGCGTCTAGTTGACTACGTTAAGACCATTTCAGAGATGAGCTACAACTCGATCTCTAGTAGATACTCCGCTTGGCAAGAAGCCGACAGGGCTCATGACCTATATGTTCCAGCAGAGAGTACAGCGTTCAGAAACAAAGTGGTTATCTCTGACACGAGAGCTATTTCTGACACTGTTCTGACATATTTCATGGCAGCTATCACTGGCCGAAATCCAATGTTCCAATTAGAGGGGATCAACAGGGATAGCAGGAAACCAGCCGTATTGCTAGAGAGGGTTTTGCACCAGCAAATGCGTGCAAACGCAGGAGAAGCCCGTCTGGCGCAGCAGTTTTTAGACATCATTCGTTACGGAACAGCGCCTACAAAGTTCATTTGGAACGATAGGTTGAATTCCAATACCATTGTCAACGCCGATCCACGCAAAACATTCCCAGACCCACGGGCTTCCGCTGGTGATGTTGATTCAATGCAGTTTATTGTGTTCTCTGAGCACGCATCCGCAAGCGCATTACGCCGCACAGGGATGTATCCAAAGATCACAAAGTATCCGCGCTGCATGGATAACCAAACATTTGTCAGCGGGTGGATGAGCCACCAGTGGCACAAGGAAGCTGGCGCTGGGTGGAATGTAAATCCCAATACGCTTCTCGATGTGTCCACCAGCGGGATGTTTAAGATTGGCAGAAGCCACATCGTTGATGAGGCTTGGGTATGCATGAATGGGTACGAGATTGGACTTCCGCAGCTCGGAGAGGTGTGGATGGTTATCACTGTCCTAGATGAAAGATTCATCATACGGGCACAGCTTTCTCCGTATGGGCGACAGTTTCCGTGCGTGAATCCCGGGTTTGGATTCGATAGCCATAAGAGCCACCAGCAAAGTCTTTATGATTTGCTGCTACCTCTGCATGATCTTGGTACGTGGCTTATGCGTTCTCGTGTTGATAACGTACAAGCAGCCCTTAACAATCTCATCTTTGCAGACCCAACAAAGGTAGCTATTCACGATCTGATCAACAGGAATCCTTGGGGGATTGTGCGTACACTTCCGGGCACAAAGCCCGGGGACGGAGTTCACATCGCCCAAATTCCAGATGTGACGCGAGGGCATTACCAAGACATCAGCTTCCTGTCAGACATGAAGCAGCGTGTAGCAGCAGCATCTGATGCTCAGCAGGGGATGCCGACAGCAGACGTTCGTACGGCAACAGAGATTCAACGTTTAAGCCAACTTGGTTCTCAGCGCCTCGGTGTCTTGTCTCGCATCATCTCAGCAACAGCAATCCGCCCGGGTGTTCGCATGATGGCAGGGAACATTCAAGATGCTCTGGATTACGCTGGATCAATACGAATCCCTGACTCGCAACAGAACGACATCCTGCGAGGGATGGCGGACAACGGTTATGTTGATTATGACGTGTCTATGTTGCAGGGTCAGGTAGATTACTTGGTTGTTGATGGAACTCTTCCGTTGGAGCCAACTCGCTCTCCAGAGACTTGGATGCAGATTATGCAAACGGTTGGCCAAGCTGGCTTGGGTATGGAATACGATGTCGGACGAATGCTTGAAGAAGCGGTGCGTTCAATGGGCGTTCCTGATGTAGACCAGTTCAAAATTAGCCGTGAAAAACTGGCAACTGAAGGAATGACTCCTTCTCAAAAGCTGGCAATTATGGAAAAGACACGAGGGCAATCGTCCATTGTTCCTCAAGAGAATATTGAGAAGCAGCTTCAGGCAGGAAACATTATTCCGTTGCGGCAAGCTGGAGGTATCAAATGAAACCAACAAAGTCTCAACTTGCTCCAAACGTTCCTCCATTGATTCGTGACTATATTGATGCGTGTATCAGTGAGGCTATTGAGAAAGCAAAACTGAATCGTCGTCTTCAGGTCAATGCTGTAGAGGCAACCATCGGAGCAATGAACGAAAGACTCGAAAAAGTAAATCATCTTGAACGTGAAGTTCGATCTCACCTCGGGATATTTAAGGAGTAACAGCTGTGGCAACAGGGTATAAATTCACTAGGCCGGATGCTGAACAGCTTAAATTCACCAGCGCAAAGACTGGTGATCATGTTCTCGAAGACTACCTGCAAGAAGCGGAGCTTGGCAATAGAACTTTGTCATCCCTATTGACTGATTTGTTTGATCCAAACACAGGGGTAAAAATCAATCAACCAACTCCTGCTCAGGTAGCGCAATCATTTGATAACGCAGCCGCCGCATTGGCAAGTGCTCAAGCAGCAGCGGCATCTGAATCTGCGGCTGCGGCTTCTGCGGCAAGCGTTGCGGGCGGCCCGGTACTTAGTGTAAATGGATTACATGGCGTAGTCGAGAATGTCGTTATGTCACCACGAGCTTACTTTTTCTCAGGATTTTGACGGAGGTTAATAAATGGCATCAGGAATCCTTGGCCAAGCTAACCCAGTAGAAAAAACGTATACAACCGTATACACAGTTCCAGCTGGTCGCATCGCCACACTATCAATTAGTGTATGTAATTTAAACGTTGGTATTTCAAATGTTCGTATAGCTTTAGCTAGCACTGGAACTCCAACGAGTTCTGAATTTATCGAGTATGAAACTCAACTACCATACGCAGGAGTCTTGGAGCGCACAGGGCTAGTCATTGGAGAAGGTGCTAGGGTTGTCGTGTATTCAAGTTCTAGTAGCGTATCTGTTAGTGTTTATGGATTTGAGGAATAATCATGGGACGCAATGTAACCTCTCAAACATCGTATGTAGCATCATTACAAGCAGCTGAAGATGTACAAATTGGAGACGTTCTCTCTGTTGATGATTACGGGAAAGTGCATTGGGTTGATGATGTTCGAAAGACATCTGGACTTTCGCGCCCGGGTTTGGTCACGACTAAATTTGCTGCTATTTTTGACAAGGCAAAGATTAGTGGCGTAGGATTAGTAGGACCAGATTCAACCAGTGCTCTTGATATGGACATCCTGTCTAATGGGAATTATGTAATCGTTGGGTCATATGGGAACAATGTACGTTGCATAATTATTGACACAATCGGTAATGTTTTGGTAAGTGAATTTCTAGCGCTTGCAGGAAATAATTCTGACAACTGCACTAGAGTAAAAAGCATTCCGTCTGGTGGGTTTGCTATATTTTCTACTGGCGATTCAACCAATAATGCATATTTGAGATCATTTAATAATGATGGAAGCCCTAAGCACAATATAATATATATTGGCAACTATGGGGTGCCTGCATATCAAGCAGATATTTGCGTATTATCAAATGGTAATTTAGCGCTAACTTGGTTTTGCGACAGCACAAATCAAGTGCGTTACGCAATATACAACCAATCTGGAGGTGTCGTAAAAGCTGCTGCCCAAGCTGACTCTGGCTCTGATGATCTTGCAACATCAGCTATTAGTGGTAGATTAAGAATACTTCCTACATCATCAGGTTTTACTATTGTATGGTCTGCTATTAATAATAGTACAAAGTGCAATGCGTTTGACTTAAGTGGTACACAGGTAGGAGTAACAAAAACGCTTGTAACAAGTGGCACAGGAACACGGTTACATGCTTGTGTGTTATCTAATGGGAATATAGCTGTAGCTGTTTTCAATACGAGCACATACGGCCTTCGTATCGCAATTGTTGATCCATCAAATAACGTTATAGCAAGCTCTGTTACTGTTAATGCCGTAGCAACATGTGGTACAAATATTGCGTCAACTTTTAAAATATTACCATTATCAAATGGGTATTCTGTTGTTGTTGTAAACACAGCCTCAGCTATCGAGGCTTACAAGATTGACCCTACAGGATCAGTTTCTCCAAAACTAACAATAGAAACATCCGGTATAAATACTTTTTGTTCATTGCACGCCTATACAGTTGATGATATTTTGTATTTTGTGTACACAACAACAACAGTAGGAAACATTGTTTTTGCAAGTGTTGATACAACATCGATGACGTTGAAAATTAAGAATGCTAAAACATTTCCTATTACTGCTGTAAGCGCTCATGGAAGAATTATAATTTCCCCTATTTCTCAGACTGGGGGTAGTTTCGACGTACTTACAACCGTGATGAGTTCTGCTAATGCAAATGGCATTGTATTAAATATAGAGTATCTAAACGAATTAACATTAAGTCCAATTGGTATTTCTATGTCAAACACACTAAAGGACGACTATGTTGCTGTTCAAACAGAAGGGTATGCAAGAACAAGGGTTTTATTCTCGGAGCCATACTCAATCTCAGCGTCAAATGCTCAGTCAATCCATATTATTACTAATATAGCAAACATTGGCGGAGTCGCAAAATCAAGCTTAAAACCAATCAACTAGGTGAATAACTATGGCTACTGGAATTATTGGAGTTTTAAATGGTGTTGGGACAATATCATATACACCGTCAACAGACGCGAAAGTGGTTGGAGTATTTTCTGCTGTCAATACTGCTGCATGGGTTAGTGTGCAAGGGGTTAGTAATGCCATACACCCTTACAACACAGGTATAACAATTGTTGAGTTTTTTGTGGGAGGCGGCCAGACATTTACGATTACTTTGGATGCTAACAGTTCCGTTGTACTAACTTCCTTGGAGTCATAAGATGAAAAAAGTATTTATTTCCAATGGATTTGTTGTTGGCGTAGCTCAAGCAGTTATGAGCGGCTCGTCCGTATCAGGCCCGAAAGGTTCTGATTCCGTCGTAGTAGAAGATGACATTGACGTTGTATGTGGTGACTTTTATGACGGTGCATCATTCTCTCGTACCGCACCAATTCCTCCCGTTCCTCAATCCGTGACTATGCGTCAAGCTCGGCTAGCTCTTAATGCTGCCGGATTGCTGACGACAGTAAACTCTGCTATTGCCGCAATGACAGGCCCAGCTGGAGAGGCCGCACGCATCGAGTGGGAATTCTCCAGCACGGTAGAGCGCAACAGGCCGCTTGTTCAGGCAATGGCAAGCGCTCTAGCAATGGATGATGCAGCTATTGATGCGCTGTTTGTGAGTGCTGCTGCGCTATGATGGATCGTATCCTTCGCATCCTAGTTGCTCTAGATGTTTTCGTCTTTGCGTTAGTGACTTTAGGTGGAGCCAAACGCAACGAAACCATAAGCTCTGCCGCTTGGGATTTAGAGCTTGACAAAAAGTGGCAAGGGAGACTCTTTCGTCCAGCTATCGATTGGATGTTTAGCCCGTTGCAGAAAAACCATTGTTTTAATGCGTGGAGAAAAGAGAGAAACAACTCCATCGAAGGATAGCAAATGAGTATTCTTGCACGCGTTCGACATCCTCCGAACATTACAGACTTCACCTCCAGAGAGGTTCATCCGGCTGAGCAGCACCTATCAGTTGACCTTAACGGATTCATTCAAACATCTCCAGAGACTAGCGGGTTTGACCCGTCTGAGGATGTTTTTAAGGTTGCTACCTATGTCTGGGATACAGATACTCTCACATGGGTCAGGGCGACGCAAGGATCAGGCAGTGGCTCCGCCGTATATTCTGCACCGAAAAAGAAGTTGTTTGAGCAAGCAACAGATACAATTCTCTACGTTGGAGAAGCGGACGCCGGAACAGATACATCCGCGCCTCTGTGGAGAATCAAAAAGATTACGTTTGATGTAGCTGGCAACCCGATAAGCATCGAATACGCATCCATTGGAGCATCAACTAACGTTTGGAACAACAGGAATGTTTTGAGTTATTCCTAGAGAAATTGACGCAACATCTCATTTTGGTGGACTATGAACTTCAACCAAGCCTTTGACCAACTGATGCGCTTTGAAGGCGGCTACAGCGATCACGTTGCTGATAAAGGCGGCCCGACAAAGTACGGAATCACAATCTCAGTGGCACGCGGCAATGGCTATCAGGGCGATATGCGTGACTTGCCGATACAGATGGCAAAGGACATTTACCACACCGCTTACTGGTCGCCCATGCGCTGCGACGCGCTGCCGGACTCAATCCGCTATGACGTGTTTGATGCCGCAGTAAACAGCGGTGTTGGCCGTGCAACCCAATGGCTACAGATGGCCGTTGGCACAAAAGCGGACGGAATTATTGGCCCCAAGACCTTAGACGCTGCTGCCAACTGCAAGAACGCGAAAGGCAAGTTCAACAGCCTGCGCCTGAGCTTTATGACGGGGCTTGGCAACTGGGATGTGTTCTCAAGAGGCTGGGCACGGCGTGTTGCTGACGTGATGGCGATGGAGGCTTAATCATGGCACTCGATCCGCTAACCGCTGCGCTTGATGTAGGCAAGTCCCTAATCGATAAATTCTGGCC